GATCATTAATTTCAATATCAGTATATCTAGTAGTAGCATTGTTTGAAATTAATTTAATATCATCCTTATCAATTAATAATTCTTTATTTTTATAACCTGCTAAAAATTTAGAAGAATTGTAAATATCAGCACCTTGAATATTAGGGCCAGTAAAATATGGATAAGTAATAGTTGAATTATCATATATTATATCATTTTCTTCTAACATATCATTAATAATATCTTCTGCTTCTGAACAAATTTTAACTGTTGTTCCAATAGAAGCAGTTTCAATTCTACTTAAATTAGTTTCTTGGTCACTTGTTAAAGTAAAAATTTCACCTAATGATATAACTCCTGACATTTTTTCATTAACTTGTTCACCATAATTTAATTTAGTATATGTAAATGAACCAAAACTATCCCCAATTGTTGTAGTATTAGTAGTGATATTAATATTTCTTCTATTCTTTTGTATTCCATCGTTCATTAACATATCATAAGAACCATTATTAAACGGTTTTCCATCCCCAAATAATTCATTTCCGTGGTCTGAATTAGTATGTCTTGGAACTAAAAATCTTCTATTAGTAGAAGTATGGTCAGGATTAATAGGAACATACATAGATTGGATTCCTTCATTATAATCATATTGAAATCTATCACCTTTTTTAAATCCTTTTTCATAAAATTGAATGTGGGCAATATCATCATACATTTCTTCTGAATTTGGTTTTTTAGTATAATGACTAGACATTTTGTAAAGGTCTATTTCTGTTGGAGAATTAGGCCATAAACAAACATGGGCTGGGCGCATTATTCTATATGTATCTTCTAATTCACCAGAACTAGCACAATTATCAATTATTAATTGGTGATAGTGATAAGGAGTTCCTGCTCCGGGAGTAGAATTAGTTCTAATAGTATGAGAAATAATATAATGAATTTTAGTAGGATATCTATCATGAATACTTTTAGTAAAAATACTATTCCCATTAATTGAACTATCATCTTCAATTCTTGGCCCATCATTACTTACTAGATAACATCCTGTTAAATTTGGCACAAAATCTAACCATTTATTACGAATATTAGCACTAGTATCAAATGATAACATAGTTACATCAGTTTGACCATTAGGACTAATGTATCCAAAATCTCTATCATGAGTGTCACTTGACGCCGTAATTAATAATGGTTTAAAAACAATATTTGCTCCTGTTGCTATTGTTGTTCCTGCATCACCCGAACCCCCACTTGTTGTTCCCGCATTATATTTTAATGTCCCATCTTCTTCAGTAATTTTATAAAGTGCAAAAACTTCATGTGGTGTATTAATTAAATATGATGTTCCTTTATAGACTGTATTCGAGGCTTCGTAATTATTACCCATATGTGGGAAAATAGAATGAACTGAATTATTAGTAGCACATATAATAGATGCCCCTTCTTCTACTTTTTCTTCTCCTGAATTTTCTACTCTAAAATTAGATAAACAAATTGCTCTTAATGAGGAATAGATAGAAAATCCTAATGTGCTACCATTATAAACTGTTTTATTTGCTCCTCCAACCCTTTTATAGATATCTCTTTGTAATGATTGTAAAACTTTAGAGGGATGCATAAAATCATTTGTTGGTGTTCCATTTCTAGCAACTTCTTTTTTACCTGCTAATGGGTGATAACCTGAAGTATTTACTGAAGTAGTAGCCATATAATCACCAGACGAATTAACGGTATCTCCCCTGTATAATGTAGTTCCAGACATAGCATCACATTCCGCAGCAGCAGTTAAGGTAATTACACTATTACCTCCGGTGTTATTAATACTATCAATAATTCCTATAAAATCACCTTGATGATTATACAATTTATCTCCTGCTGCTAATTGAAGAGAAGCGGGGGTATTTACAGAACTATTGTATTGAAAACTTGTTGTGGAACCACCTGTAATTGCACTATTTGGGGTAAAAAGAGTAGTTACTCCAGCAAGAGAATATGTAGGTAGGAACAATTCAAAACCTTCAAAAACAGGTGGAAGTGAAATATGGTGTAAATTATAAGTAGTTAAAGTATCGCTATTTGTCATCCCCATTCTGGTTTTAAAATAATTGTCATATTCACTACCTGTTCCTGCCCCCATACCAGCACTAAAATTTGTAGATGTTTCTGAAGAATTACCATTAAATAATGCAGATTGTAACATATGTAATTTAACTGGGTTAAGCGCAAGAGAAGTTGAATCAGCAGTATCTTTAGATTTACTACTTTCATGTATTCTTAAATATGTAGATTTTCCACCTCTTCCTGATGCTTGATATGGATAATAAGTTTTATTATTAGCCCCACCTTTATCAGAATTATTTAATCTATACAATAAACCAGTATACAATGAACCATTTGGCTTTTTAGCCGCAGCAGTTAATGTAATTGATGAAGCATCAGTTGAACTAACAGTTCCAATATAATTACCTTCATTGTCATAAACACCACCTTGAGCAAATGGTGTTCTTGGGTCAGCAGCAGAACCACCACTTGCAGCATCTTTTGTAGCAATTACAGTATCACTACTTGAATAACCGCCCGATTGGACATAAACACCAGAACTAATTACTTTTTGATATCTAGTATAATCAAAAATATCCACAAGTTTTTTATTATCTGGTGGATTTTCAGGGTCTACTAAATTAAAATGCCAATCATAAGTGCATTCTATTAATCTCATTAATCCCAATCTTTTCATTTCATTAGTATTAATACTTGCATTTGAAATATTTAAAGTTTGGTATGAATTATCGGTTTCTTCTAAATAATTACCAGTTCCTAAATAATTTCTATGCTTAATATTAGATTTTAATAATTTGGGTTTACTTCTTAGCATTATATTATAATCAGTAAAATTTCGAGAAATGTTTCCAATATGATGTTCTCTCATCATGCTATCCGGCCACATATCCGCAGGGCTAAATAAGAATGGGGTAATACATTTAGGGTCAATAATTTCCCAATTATCTTTACAATTACTTATTGCATTATTTTTAATTCCGAGAATTGCTTCATTAGAACTATTTGCTTCATCTCCTGTTAAAGTAACATTCCAAGGGCCACCAACAGTATTTGACCTAACTTTGGGCATAAAAGTATAATCATAATTTTCATTACCAGTAGCATAAATAGTTCTATCTCCAAAATTACCACCCGTTGCTGAATATATTCCTCTTGTTTCAGGTGAACCCTGTTTTTCATGAGAATTAGTATAATCATTATTAATACCCATATCATGAATAGTTTGAGTAGTAATTATATTAGGAATTATTCTATACGATGGGGCATAAGCATTAAATTCTCCCTTAATATTAGAATAAGTATTAGAGGGTTCTCCTGTGGTTAATTTCATTTTATTGTAGTAAATGCCACCTTTATTACTTTTTTGTAAATTTAAATACCTAAATGTAAAACCACCGTGTCTATTATTTAAATCTTCCCAATTTAAAGAACCACTATAATTACTATCTAAAGCAACATTGTAAATAATTGGCTTTGCACTAGAAGATAATTCTGAATTTACTAATTGTAATATTCCACCGGGTCGCAATCCCTGTGTATTAATTAAATATAATCCATTAGTTTTTTGTGTTGATGTATAGATATATTCATCTGCACTAATGGCCCTAGGTAATTTTCTATCAAAAGTAATATAAGCGTCACTTGCAGTTTTATATTCTAAACCTAACATCTTACCTAAATATGTTCCATCGGATAAATATAAGTGTTTATCATTTAATGCTGAATACATAGCCGCAGGAGCACCATCTATTGTAAATACACCATATTCCCCTTCACTTTCTGCACCAGCGAATTTATATGCACTAATTGATAATGTTTCTAATGTAGTATCTGCTGGATTTTCATCAATCCTTCCCATTATAATAGGACAATTAGGTGCAACTTCAATTAATGTTGAACCTTCACCCGAATCAATACTAACTATATCATATTCTGTTAATGAATTAACAGTATGTCTTTCAATTTCAGAATTATTAATTTCATCTTTTAAATCAGCATAAAAGGGTTCATCAATACCCACTGAATTAGGATAATTTAAATAATATCCTAAAGCATTAGACTCAGATGAAGAAGATGTTCCTACTAAAGTTGCGCCACTAACATTTGGCCTACCATATGAATCGTCTGTTAATTTATTACCTGAAGTAAAAATTAAACCTTTATTAGAAGCACCCTTTAAAGAACTAACAGAATTAGTATTAATTGTATTTTTAGACATGGCTTTAGCAAAAGAAATACTATTTCTATTGGGTCTAATAATATTTAAAGTTTGAGTAGAATCGCCATCAATTTGGTCTGATAAATTAATTAATGTTCCTTCTTCTAAAGTTAATGTTGTGCCATCATTACTATAAACTCTTCCAATAAAATAACCCCTATTGTCAAATAATAAATCACCAGCAAGAGCATCCTGAGCATCAAGCGCACCTAAATAAGTAATTGTAGAAACACCTGCCATGTTATTTGTAACC